GTTGCACCGTTTCTGTCAAGTTGGTCAACAAAAGCGTCTACTTGATAATCAGCAGGATTTGTTAATCCTTCGTTATCAGACATGTTGTTGATACCATTTTGCCATCTTTCAAATGCATTTCTCAATTTAAAGTCTGTGTCATTTATTACAGTAATTGACCAATCAGCAATTACTCTATCTCCAGCAATTTTAATATCCCTACCACGAAATGGTACAGATATTTCACCGATAGTCATATCAGGTAAACTTGTTGCCGAACATAAAAATGCTAATGTTTCTATTTCACCACCTACTTGAGCGTAACCAGGAAAAGGCATTGTTACCTTAAACTGATTAGGTCTAGCGCCTCCGCCTGATAGTTTCGCTTTAAAATCTGTTATACTTGCCATTTTTTAAATCTCCCTTATCCTGCGACTTCTTCAAATGCTACACCTGTTCTAGTTGCAACAAACTGAAGTTTTATGAAGTTAATTGAACGATTAGGTTTGACAAATATTTCTGCCACAAATTCGTTTCTATCAACAACATCGCCAGTGTTATTTGTATTATCACAAACTACTAAAAAGTCTGTAATACCCCTACGCCCTTGTACTTCTCTTAGGAACGGTTCAACGATTGCTCTAAAGTTAGCTCTTGTAAATTCATCATTAAACTCAAAGAGTTGGAATTTAGAAGCAGTTGAAATCGCTTTTTCTAATGTAATGAATAATCTTCTTACATTGATTCTATCAAAAGCACTTGGTGATGATAATGCTGTTTTATCTCCAAACAGAACAGTTCCTTGTCCTGGGAAAGTACAAACAGGATTAACTCGTTTCATGTATAACTCATCTCTTTGTGATTTGGTTGGGTTAAACGCAAGTTTAACAGCACCTCTTATATTCCCTCTGTTGAAACCAGCAGGTGAGAACCAAGAATCTGCTACTAAGTCTGTTCTTGCAGATAATCCAGCAATGTCTCCGTTCAAAGGAACGAATCTATATACATCACTATATTTGTCATACATATATTTGTATCCACTATCAAAAACACAATAACTAGATGAACTTCTAGAAGAATAAAAATCTAGAACATTATCTTTTTGTGTTTCAGAGTTTGATACATTTACTACATCTGCTCTTTCTGGACTTGCAAATACAACAGCGTCTTTTCTATTTTCAGCAATTGTAATTAAGTTTTCGACATGTGTGCCGTCACCAGAACCAGCAATGATTAATCCAACATCTACTGTATCAGCGTCTTGGAATTTTTCATAAGCAGTTTTCTTTTGTCCTACTGTAGACGCCGAACCATCAGCACCACCAGATAGTGATTCTAATGTTGGTACTGCTACAGCAGTAAATGTTGTACCAGCTGCGTTTGAGCCCCAATTACTACCTGCTGTGTTATGGTCCATCCAATATACATATTGTGATTTTGCATAAATTACATCTGGGTAATAATTAGTATCTCCTTGAGGAGATTTAGCGTCAGCCGCTTTTGATAATTTTTCGTATGTTTCTAAGACAGAACCAGGTACGCCAGTAACTTCTCCATCCTCATCCACAACGACAACATGAATTTCATCGCCAGAACCTGAACGCTCAGAAACATAAGGTGAAGTTCCAGGAGCAGTTCCTACTGAATCGTAATATCTCCATCTTCTTCTAATATTTGCGCCATTGGTTAAAGTTGTTTGTAAACCACCACTTCCACTTTCTTTTTGAACAATTGTCAAAGTATGTGTAGATATGCCGGTTATTCTATATTGATGTCCATCATCATAGTCATTAGTTGCAGCTGTTGTTGAAAAAGATATAATATCTCCAACCACAAATTGAGTACCATCTGTTGTTACAACAGTTGTATCTCCGACAGCAGTTGAAGCGTCATTTACAGTTGTTACGCCTTCCTCTTCATATGCAGCCGCACTAGGACATGTGGATACCAATAGACTATTCCCATGAGCACCAGCAGTTCTAGCTGCAAAAGTTCCGACAACGCCAGAACCATCAGCATAGTTATCCTGATAATGGGTAGTATTTTTAATCTGTATACCACTTCCTGATGTAGAAGCGTTTACAAGATTAGTCTGTGCAGCTCGTACTACTCTTAATGAGTTAGAGTATTGTAAAAAGTTAGCAGCTGAGAAAAAGTCTTCAAAGTTACTTGAATCTGGTTCTCCAAATGTTGCTACTAAATCATTTTCACTAGATATACTTACTATTTCATCTAAAGGTCCTTTACGGAACTCACCAGCAAAAGCGCCGATAGAAGTTGAAACAGCAGGAATAATCCTAGTTAAATCTCTCTCTTGTACGAGAACACCAGGTGATACTTGAAATGCCATAAGGTTATTCTCCGTTAATTTAATATTAAATTAGTGACCATAGTTGTATTATTCATACTCCATATATAAAAATTTTCACTGCTTCTATTTATAATACTAGTAAAGTCTAAACCTTATTCACCCTTACGAGTTACTGGATGCCAGACAGTTCCATACATGTCTACTTCAGTTTCTTCACCTGGTTTTGTTATGCCATCATCTACAAAACCAAAGGGTGCCATGTCTTGTTCTATGAGATTTTGTTGTTCAACATATAGTTGATTTCTGATATTTGAATCTGTTAATTCTTTAAAATAGTCTTGATTAGACAACCAACCAAATATAACTAAACACATCATTAAGTCATCATTACTTCCGTCTTCTGCCTGCCATGATGTACCTCTTTTTGAGAATGTAGACATTTCTTCTATAATATTAAAATCGTTTACAATAACTTTGTCTGATTCTAATAATGTCTTAATGTTAGAACAGCCTAGTTTCTTAATTGCCTTTGTCATTCTTACGCCAAGAGATGACCCTCGACCAGAAAAACCAGAACCTAATATTTGACCTGCACGACCTCTTTGAGTTGTCATTAATAAGTTTTCATATTCACATTCATATTGTAATGTATCTGATATCTGTTGTCCTAAATCATTTACTTCTACTAATACATGTGCCTTATTATACCCATTACATACTTGTTGTATGATGTTCGGAAAAACAAATGGTTTAACTTCATTGTTTCTATATTTTGCAACCACTTTATAAGGTACTTGTGAACAATCAAATACAATAAATGCTGAATAATCTTTAGTTGTGCCTCGAGCAACATCAACAGTACATACATAAGTTTTATCTTTTTCAGGTTTCTCATACATATCTAAACCACCTTTTGATTCTATAGGTAAGATATGTGCCATTGATTTAATTTTAGTCGGTGATATTAAAGTATCAACAGAACCTAAAAAATCACATTCAAACTCTTGTTGAAATTGTTCAGCAGAGGTATTTCGTATTGTTTCTTTTTTCCATGCTTCATCACGACCAGGTACTTCAGACCAATGTACTTCTATTGGGTGATAGTTATTATTGTTATTTTTAGCGTCTACCCACAATTTGTAAAACATATTCATACCATGTGGTGTAGATACAATTATCATCTTAGTTTTTTGTCCAGAAGATATTGTAGGATATACAGATGAGAAAAACTGTTCGGCAATATTTGCCGGCACGAAAGCAAACTCATCTAAGAATATAATGTTGTATGAACCACCACGAATTGCACTTGAAGATGTTGAGGCGGCCACAATACTTGCCTTGTTTTCTAATTCAATCGACCCTTTGTTCCAGTTAATTACACCTTGTTGTAACCACTTAGGCAAATTCTCATATGCAAGTTGTAATCTACTTAATATATCTCTAGCAGTAGATGATTTGTTTGCCAGTATAGCAATGTTAGAGTTAGGGTTAAATAACGCATAATGAAGTAAATAAGAGACAATGGTAGTTGATTTGCCTGATTGTCTAGGTAATTTACATATTGTAAATCTTTCATCATGCATAGTTTGTACCATGTCTTCTTGAAAGCCATACATATTAAATGGTACAAGACCCTCATCTAGTGATACAATTTGTACATAATTTTTAATAAAATAGGTAGGGTCATTTTCGCATTTACGAAATTCTAGAACCTGGTCTTTAGTAAATTCTACAGGAGTATTTACTTTCTTTAAATTAGGATTTCCTAAATAAGCGTCAGACATAATATCCCTCTATGTGTGTATATCCTAATTTTATAGCAGTATTAACTCTTTGACTGCCCTTAACTACTTTTAATAAATTCTTTTTATATTCTTTGCCTAATGCACCTACTGTACCTTGATTTGTACATCTATGTACTTCAATAGGGTGTATCATATCGGCACCATTCAGAATATCTTCCAATATAAATCCGTGTTTAACAAATGCTAAATCACTTATCTGAAATATCTCTGTGTTTAGTGTTGATGACTTTGCTTTTAGTATTTTCATCTTTCTTTAACATTTTTTGTAATTCAGCAGTTGAACCTACAAACAAAGCATTTTGAATTTTAGTGTCAGCAGTTTTAGGTAATTCTTTTAAATCTTTTAATTTTTTATTTAAATCTTGTAATTTATCAACAGTATCACCTACACTTTTTATTAACTGACCGGCTACTTCATATGCTCTGGGATGTTCTCCTTCTTTTGCAACAGATAATATACCATCTATTGCCTCTTGACCTTTTTGTATTAAATCGTAATACGCCTCTCTAGAATAATCATGGTCATTATCTACATCTGTATCTTTATCATCTTTTCTTACGACAGCAGGTGGCTTAGATTCTGGTTTAGAATCTTCAGTCTCTACTCCTAGATATTTGTTTATTATATCATCTGTACTCATATTACTATTTATCTCTCTTAGTGAAATTCGGCATACCTGGACCTAATCTTTTATCCCACTTATCATTTGTTATTTTTTTTGTTTCTCTATAATGTAAAAAAACTTGACTACAAGACTTATCAGTTAAAGGGTCTCTCCAGTGTTCACATTTAGTTCCTAAATATAACATACAATCACCAGGTTCTAATAAAACTTCTACACCCTTTTCTCCAGAAGAAATATATTTTTCAACACCATTTACTTTTTTAAATTCACCATGTTCTGGATTAGGGTCTATGTAAATAGGCCATGGGTCACCACCTAAATTTATCGTACCTGATATTTCACAAGATTTCCTATCTTTATGTCTTAGTAACTCATCTCTCATTCTATAGTTTCTAGCATAAGTATACATTTCAGTTAATTCTAATTCTGTTTCTTTTTCAATTCTAGGTTTTAAATGTGTCATCATATTATCAAACAAAAGGTCACCATATAAACTATATGTACCTGGAGCTTGTGGGTCATTAAAAAATCCGTAAGCTTTAGAAAAAGGATTTATATATCTATTATCTAAAAGAGTAGCACACACCCTTTCTTTATTTACCATATAATCATAATAAATTTTTACTAACTCTTCCGATAATATTTTTTTAACTACTATATATTTTTTATCATGTAAACTCATTTCCAATTTTCTCCTAATGTCCACATTACTAATGAATATCTTTTGCCTGATGTTATTGGTTCTACTTTATGCCATAAAAAACTAGGAAATATAACAATAGAACCTTGTTGTTTAAATTCTGAAGGCGGACTTATCACATTGTCAGATATACTAGAATCTAAACCTCTTAAATTAAATTTCAAATCACCACCTTCATAATCTTCTGGTTTTGATAACTGTACAACCATAGATAATTTTCTTTGCATATCTTTTAGTCCCATTGGATTTTTTAAACTATCATTATGCCAATTGTAATGACCTCTAGGTTCATATTCTGTAAACTGAACATCTTCATTACATTTTAAACTAAACCTCCAAGTTTTATTTGCATACTCAATAAAACTTTGTAAATCTTTTTTTAACCATGTATCACTAATAAAAGCAGTTTTTGAGCTTCTAATTTTTTCTGAATGTTCTTGTTTTTCTTCACTAGACAACATTTTAGCACTAGCAGATGTTCGTCCTTGCTCAGGATTTAAAGATTTACCATACTCAATAATTTCTTCACATTCATGAGCAGGTATTGCTCTAGATAAATGATAAAAATAAGTGTCTAATAACATAATAAAATCACCGGTTAATTATATAAAGTATTTATAAAGTTTTATTCATCTGTATCCGTATCTGGATTATATTTCTTAGAATCTTCAAAGAAATCTATGTTTGTTGTAAACCCAAAATCATCATCAGCGTCTGCACTTGTAGGATTAGGAGTTGTAGTAACTCTTTCTGTTCTTGCCTTATTTGTAGTATCTGTATCATCATACAAGTCAATCTTAACTTCTTTAATAGTTTTACTTGTATTATCAGGACCAAATAGATAAGTCTTAGCAGTAAAATTCAATGTATATATAACTGCTCTTCTTGTTGTGTAACTGCCATCATAGGTATCTGCATAAGAAATACTATTTAAAACAATAGGTACATCTCTTTTAATATTTAATTCTGGCACTGCATTTACTGTTACTGTATAGTCTGGTTGAAAGAATGGTATTATTTGTTCTACTATCTGAAGACCAGCTTCAGCACTTGCTGTAAATGAATATAAAGAAAAATTTAAATTATACGGAACAGGTGTATAATTAAAATTCATCACTTTACCATCTACTTCAGATTTAACAGTTTTATATTTTTGTACTCTTGTAAGTTTTCTTTGACCATCATATGAAAGACCTGTAATCTCAAAAGATAACTTAGGTAAAGTAACTGCAAATTGTCTATCAGATAAATTGGGTTGTTGTTCTAATCTTGTTAAAAACTTTTCTTTAGGTGCATATGCTAATGGTACTTTAATAGATTGTACTACTTGACCACTAGAATTTCTTCTTTTGATTTGAATGTTATTAAAGATTTGACCAAATGCAATAGTCATTCTTCTCATTGTCTGATTGTAAAAATAATCTCCGAACATTAGAAGTCCACTTCCCCGAACGGATTGCGTTCTGTAAAGTCTAGTATATCATCACCCACACTTGCTGTATCAAAACCTGCCTCACTATCTAAATCAATATTATTTGCATAAGGCGATTGAGTTTGTATTGCATAAGTTTCCATTAAGAAATAGTTAGGGTCACCACTTGCTCTATCGTTTTCAAGTAATAGAGAACCTTCTTCTGCCTCTAAAGTCATTTGATGTGCTAACATATCAAGTGAGAATTTATCTTCAGCGGCGTCAATGTCTGCAACGCCAGTATCAAGTCTTTCAGATGAGTACTCGAATCTAGTTACTCTTAGTTTGTAAACAGGTAAGTTGCCTAATTGAAAGAAAGGTTCTTGGTCTTCAACAAATTGTATCTCAAAGAAACTATTCATTAAAGGCATATAAATGATATCACCTTCGTTTGGTCTATCAGAAACTATTTGTGTAGCAGGGTCTCCGACAATATCTTCCCACCTTCTTTTAGATACAGTAAATGTTGTATCTTCTCTTATTTCTAATCCGAATTTAGATATTAATTCTTGTTCGCCAGCAAATCCTTCAGTAGAATCCATATACATTTCACAAAGATAAGCTGCATTAAATTTACTTGCAACATCTTCGCCAAGTATAAGGTCTTTATTGACTAATGTTCTAGGTAGGTAATAGACATCATGTCCATAGATTTTTAAACCTTCAATAATTAAGTTTTCAAAAAGTTTCTTTTCTTCTGATGAACCTATGCCGTTGCCACCTTGAAAATAATGATTTGTTGGCATGGCGTTATCCTAGTATCAAATGAGGTGGTTCCTCGTAATTACTTCTGACTTCTGATTCTAATTTTAATATTTCTGCTTCTGCTTGTTGCATAATTTCGTTACCATTAAGTGATACACCACCTATCATAGTAACACCAGCAAACTTCGCTAAGTTTTGACCCCATTGTAATTTAAATTTTTGAGTAACATATCGTTTTACCCATATGTCATTGTAAACATCTGTAAATGTAGCAGGGTCTAATTTTCTATAACAGTCTATAATTAAATATTCATCTACTGTTAAATCGTTTGTCCAATCCATATCAATATATAATCTATTGTCATTTTGATTATATCTAAGTGGTTTTTCACCTACTAATATATGGTCTAAGAAATCCAAGTGTCTTAATACAACATCATAATTTACTACTGATGTTGATGAAAAATCGTATAAGTCATTTAATCTTAATTGATATCTAACATCAAATAAGTTTAAGTTACCTTTATCTGAAAAAGGAAATATGTTAGTTACTGATATAACACTATCAGGTATAACAAGATAATTGTCTTGTTCGTAATGTGTAGTTGATACATCACCTTCTTCTAAATCAGTAGCAGATTCAGTTCCTCTTGTTTTATTAGATAGTCTTGATTTATCAGCTTCAGTAAGTTTGTATTTTAAATATGTTCTACGAATACCATCTGAATGATACTGTGCAAAATATTGTAAACTCTCATCTAGTCTATCTTCTAGTTGGTCTTCATCAACATTTATTTCTATTACAGGTTTACCTAATGCTCTTAAAGCATACTGTTTTAGTGTTTCTCTTGTATTCGGGTTTGCCATATCTTAATTCCTCTATACTATTTATGCACTATAATAAGGCAATTTGTAGTTAGTTCCACCTATTGCAACAGTAATAAACCCTACTGGCGTATCTAAACTTTCAGTCTCAAAAGTTCTAGCACCTATATTTGTTGTAATACTTGTTGAACCAGATGTAACTGTTCCTTCTACTGCAACAGTACCAGTTGCATTTGGTAAAGTAATTGTTCTGTCAGCGTCTAAACTATCTGCAACAGTTAATGTTAATTGGTGAGCGTCTGCACCATCACCTTCAAAAGTTAAATCTGTTCCTGTATTTAAAAATAATGCTGTAGCGTCTAGTGTTGCAACAGTAGCTGATGAACCATTTGTAATAACTTTAAAGTCTAATTGTCCGTCTTCTGTGCCGTCTGATACATCTAATGCGTTTGCACTTATCTTACCATAAGTAACTGCCTGGTCAGCGTCATTTTCACCTTTAAATACTAATGCACCTAATTTGTCATCATCTGCTGGACTAGCAGAGTTTCTTTTAATTACTAAAGCAGGACCCTCAGTACCATCATCACCTGAACCTGTTACAGTTAAAACTGTGCCGATACCTGTTGATGTAAATGTACCAGTAGTACCTTTTATGTCTGCACCTTCAAAGTCTGCCTTTGTATGTGATATATCACCAGTAGAATCTGCTGTAGCAGTTGTAGTTGCAACAACAAATTTATCTGCTGATTCATCCCACATCATTATTGCATTGTCGCCAGTTGAACCTCTTTCCATTATGATACCAGTATCATTTGCATTTGAAGTAGCACCTGAGTTTAATTCTAATAAACTATCTGCAAGTGTTGTGTTTGTAGATGATACAGTTGTTGTAGTTCCGTTTACAGTTAAGTTTCCTGTGATAGTAACATTATCTGGTAAACCAATTGTTATGGTATCACCACTTACTGAAGTATCTACTTCGTTTGTAGTGCCTTGAATTTTTAATGTTTCACCTAAAGTAATTTGTGTAGATGTTGAAGATGTATCTACAAGAGTAAAACTAGAATTTGCAAGTTTGCTATTTGCAATTGAACCTGCTAATTCATCATTTGATATACCACTATCTTTAATTGTAACTGCACCACTCGATACATCAAAATTATCTGTACTAAAACTTGCGATACCTTTATTAGATGATGTAGCGTCTTCACCAGCAAAAGTTAGTGTACCAGATGATTCTGATACATCCATACCTTCACCAGCAGTAAATGTAATTGTACCACCTAAAGAAGTAGCAGTTGAGCTTGAACCATCTGTAACTGTAATAGATGAGTTTGATAATTTATCATTTGCGATTGAACCTGCAAGTTGTGTATTTGTAATACCACCTGACTTAACTGTTACTGCACCACTAGATACATCAAAGTCTGCACTACTAAATGAAGCAACACCTTTATTAGATGTACTAGCGTCTTCACCTGATATAGTTAGTGTTTTTTGTGATATAGAGGTATCAATACCTGCACCAGCAGTTATTGTTAATGTATCTGTTATTCCTATTGATGATGTAGTTGAAGATTCATCTGCAATACTAAATTTTAAATCTTGTGCATTGATTTTCTTTTCAGTACCATTATCAGATACTAAAAATTTATCAGTAGGTACTAATGTAATACCTGCGCCGTCTGTAGCACCATCTATGTTTAAAACAGTTTCAACAGAGCCAAACTCTACTGCTGTGCCACCTGAATTTACTTTTAAGACTTGTCCTGCTGAACCAATAGATAAAGAGGCACCTAACCCACCATGTGTGAGTGCTATAAATTCGCCTGATTGAAACTCGGCAAGTCCTGTGGCTGTGCCACTATCAAATACGCCTCGTATTGGTGTTTTTGCTGACATATATATTCTCTCTCGTTCTTACTATTTATCTAAAATTGAAACAGGGTTATGTCATTATTTGCATTACTACTTCCATTTGACAATGTAAATCCGTGAACCTCATCAAAAGTCCTTCTGTTATCAATTGTAGCATTAAATTCAAATCTTTTATTAACTGTGCTCAATCCACCAGCTGCACTAAAAAATGGCACTTTTCTAATTGCTTGACCAGTTATGCCTGTGCCTTGTATAGAAAGTTTATTACCATCTTCATCTTTTGATTCTCTAGGTATTGTTATACCTGTTGCTGATACTGATACAGTACCAGTTCCGTCTGAATCTATTGTCGCACCACCTAAATTAATTGTTGAACCTGTTAAAAATAATTCTGCAAATCTTTTACTTGCACTACCTAAATTTCTTGTACCATCACCATCAGGTATTATGTCTTCAC